ACGGTCATTGTTTAACGATACCATGTCTGGGATCAATTCTGGATAACCAGGAGCACAAATCAAGTTGAACTTGAATTGGTCTTCACGAACTTGTGTGTTGGCATCCAATGCTGCTTTCATTGCTGCTACAACGATTTGACGTTGTGCATAGTGACCAGCATATGGAGTTTCGTCGTTGGACTTCAATCCACTTGCTGTTACCCAAGTGCTAGTTGCCAATGGAGCCCAATAAGAGTTTGCAGTTGGGTTACCGTTGCCGTCAACTGACGGAGCATGGTTCAAGTTGCTGTTTACTAACGAAACATAAATTTTTACTCCGTCAGTTGTAACTTTATCATTTAAATTATATGTTGTACTAAAGCTGTAAAGTGGTACATTAAACGTTGATGTGCTGAAGTAGTTAGTAACAAACTTCTTAACGTTATAACCTGAACGACGTGTGTTTAACAACAACATACCACGTGGGTATAACAATGGGTTAGGAGCATCTAGGTCCAAATTGTTGCTCTGCATCAATTGTTGGATTGTAGCTTCTGTGCCGCTTGCAGTGTCTAGATAACCACCTGTATCCCAACGTGCATCAGCAAAGATAATACCGTTTGTGCTGATATGGTCAGTGTTGTCAATTGCAACCCAAGTTGAACCATTCCAACGGTTCAGCGCTGGCCAGTTTTCTAGATCGCTTGTGTTTAACCACAAGTCACCTTTTGCCAATGTGCTGTTGTCAGTCTGTGTTGTAGGTGCTGCTGCTGCAACAATAACACCAGTTGGATCCAATGTACCGTATGCTAGGCTATAACCACGTGCATCAACAATACCAGTTTGATATCCAACCCAGGCAGTACCTGTGTTGATCATGATGTCAACTTGTGTAGGATCGCTGTAGTACCACAATGTGCCATTGACAGGATCTGCTGTTGGTTGTGTGTTGCTGTATGTGTATGCTAGATTAGCAAAACCAGTAATTACTGTTACCATGTTGGTGCCAGTACCGCTAACAATGACGTTGCTTGTTGCTGCTGCGCCACCACTGGTTGCAAAACCTGCTGTCACTGCTGGGTTAGTGTATGCACCACTACTGTACGATAAAGCAATATCACCGCCTGCTGTGTGAGTCAATGTGATAGTACCGTTGGCGTTGACTTGTGCTGTGACATTTGGCAAGTTTGCACTTAATACTGCTGCAACAAAGTCTTTGTTTGTTGACACACCGCCCACACTGTAAGTAGTGCCAATAGTCACTGTTGCTTGTGCTAGCGTAGTTGTGCCAGGTTGTGTAACTTTGATTGTAAATGACTGATTACCAGTGCCAAATGTGGGTGCTGTTGCTGTACCGGTTGCGCTTACTGCGCCAGCTACTGTACGTACACGAGCAGTATAACCAGCATAATATAATGATGCAGTTCCTAGTGGGTTTGGATCTTGGTGCATGAAGATTGTACCAACGCCAATGTTTTGGCCGCCACCAACTGGGTCTAGTGAATACAATGCTACGGATGTTTTTGGATATGAACTTACAGCCTGTGTAGACCATAGACCTGTAGTAGAATTATATTCTTTAATTACAAAGTTAGTGCCACCACCTGTTGCACCTTGTTTGAGCCATACAGAGCCTCCAGGTGCATTGATGTCGCCAGATACTGTATTGGTCCATGGTGGAATTGCTGAGAAGTTACCGTAACCAACTGTGTTGTAATTGACACCATATGTTTGTAGAGTAGGTGCGTTGTAAGTACCAACACCTAGACCTATTGCATTTAACAAAGATGTTGTACTAGCAGAACTAACTGCAACATTGACTGCAACCCCTGTACTGTACAATGCCAATTGACCATTTAATACGTCAGCGTACACGCCAGAAATTGCCGCTGTGTTGATGTTTGCTGCCAATGTATTAACTGTTGCAGAACTGACAACAATATTAACCTGTGTTGAGTTAATAGTTACGTTAGCGTAGGTGTAAGGAATAGTATTGATTACTGGATTTGTAACGTTACCTGTAATGGTTGGATGGCTTGCTATCCAAGCTGGAGTACCAACCAACAACCATTTGTTGCGAAGACCAGTTTGTCCGTTGATAACAACTGGGTCCAAAGTACCAATTCCACTACCTGCTTTGTAGAACGTACGGTTAGTACCGTTAGGATCTGCAGGAACTACAGCATAGCTACCAACTGAGCCAACGCTAGAAAGTGGAGTATAAACATAACCGCTACCACCAGTTAGACTACCTTGTGTATTTGCACTGGTAGTTTGTGTAATGTCTGTGATGACGAGTGGAGTTTGTTCAGTGAAGCTCTGTGTTGCCTGGCTCCACTCGTAGATACCCCAAGTTGTATCTGTAGTGTCAAACCAGTATGTGCCGTTTGTAACTGCGCTAGTTGGACGAACGCTGGTACCTTGAAGTTCATTCAAGTCAATGTCTGCACGAATTGCATACAATTGATTGCCTAGTCCCAATGCGCTGTAAGATGCCATCAATCCATATTCGTTACGTTCGTCGCCGTGAATTGGAGTGCCAGCACTAGTACGTTGGAATGTTGGAGTACCCATTGCTGTAGTCAACTCACGTTGGCTACCGAATACCTGTAACATACCTGCATTGGCTTTTGATGTGCCTGTTGCTAGTGATCCATTAATTGTTTTGTCTTGTGCTGTTGCCATTAGAACCAGTGGTACTGTTCCCACTGCGTTGCTGATATACTGACTCTCGTCAGTAACGGTAATACTAATACCTGGTGATACTAAAGCCATAGTAAACTTCCTTTTGCTATTATGAATATTTATTAATAACTGCTGTTTTTGGGTGTCTACGCTGCCCTTTGCAAAGGTTGGGACTAAATACACTATGGAACGCAAGATATGCACAGCCTGCAATCAAAGACCTGTTGCAGTCAACTACATCAAAGAAGGTGTCACACACTATCGCAAGGTATGCGATACTTGCGGTCGTGCAGGAAAGAAGAATATGGAAGTGCCTGCTTGGGCCAAGGCAGGATATAGAAAAAAGCCGCAGTGTGAGAAATGCGGCTTCAAGTTCAAGTTCCCAGTGGAACAATCGGCAGTATATTACCTAGACGGTAACCTAAAGAATAACAATCACTTTAACCTCAAGACTGTGTGTCTAAACTGTGTTCAAGAGGTTGCTCGATCACGTTTGCCTTGGCGAGCAAGTCCTCTTGTGCCAGATTTTTAAGCTGTTGATACAGGCTGTCAATAGTACCATTGTTATCCACAACTGCATCAAAACAAGTACCGGCCCATGAATATTCGCTGGCGTGAATACCATTTAGTCCTAACCATTCACGTGCTTTTGTATCGCCTCGATTCGCTTGTTCGGCAATAGTATACCAATGCGGAGTAAGTCCCCGTTGCACCCATATGATCTTGCCGCCTTGTGCTTTGATGGCTGCTATCTCGTTAGGGAAACGGCAATCACTGATAACAACGTTGTCCTGTGTCTTGCGTAGTTTGTTTTCTAAGCTAGCAATCCACATGTCATCGTGGAATCCATTGCGACAAACTTCTGTGCCCCAGTACTGCAAAATCCAACGTGGCGTCAAGTGTGGCATATCCAGGCGTTCTGCCCACCAAGCATCAACTTGCTCGCGCCATTCGCGGGCTTCCTTGGTACGCCCTTCCAGCATGGTTCTGTCCCACCCAAATACTGCTGCTACTGCATCTTTGAGTGTGTTAGCAAAACTTTCCCTACGATACTCGTGAAAGTTAACCAAATAGTCTGCTGCTGTATCTTTGCCCGCACCAATAAATCCGCAAATGCCTATGATCATAAAAAATGCTCCTATTACAGAGCATTTTAACTTAGTTGTAACAGTGAAGTCAAGTTAGATGTCTATGATTTTTTGTATATTTGGAGTTCTTGATGCTCGAGCCGGGTAGACTGTTTTTAGAATGAATACCAGACGATCAGAGCTGACTCTTCTCAATCCCAAACTGATTTCGCTGGTCCAATCGTAAACCCAAAACTGTTGCCCTACTTCGATCTTTTCAAGTTTGTTGATGATCTTGGACAGGCGCTTAAGAGTGTAGTCAACGCCCCTAGGATAAACGCCACGAGTTTTGGTACGATCAAGTGCGTGATCATCGACTCGTATTTCAATAGGGCCCAGGCGCAGAGTCCCTACTGTTGCTTCAGTAATGATTTCATTGGCTAGCATTAACCGGTGATCCAAGTTAATGGTACGCCGTTGTCAACATAGTTCACAATCTCGTACTCTAAACGTTCCATTTCGGCCTGTGCTTCTTGTACCATTGTGGCACCGTTTAGACTTGTTCCGCCTTGTGGTCCAGCAATCTGTGCAAACTTGCTGTAGGCCTGTCCTAGCAGACGTTTAGCAAAGCTGTAGGCATACTCTTGGATCCAAGGGAAACTGTAGGTATCGCCCAGTATCATGCTGTCAGGCTTTTGGTTGTAGACCCAGAGTAGAACCGATTCGTAGGGGTTTTGTCCGTTGTCGTAACCTGTAGCGCCACCATAACCATAAGGCATCTTACGCACAATGACCAACTTCTTGGTAGCTGGGTTGAAGGTATAGTTCAAGAAACCACCGAACATTTTCATTGACAGTTTCTGATAGTCAACAAACAATTCGTAGTTTGTTAGCCCACCAACACGTCCTGCCTGTAACATGTAAGTGTTCAAATAACCACTTGCAAATGGTTCAAATGAGCTGGCTGTTGTACCTGTTACTGATCCAATACCACGGCGGAAAGCACCACGCACTGTCATGATCTCTTTGGGCAGTATGTATTCCTGTGTTTCAGGCAATAGGTCTAAGAAGCAGTAACTTTCTTCTGTGCTGTTGGCAGCACGTTGACGATACTTGATCAAGGCCTGATTAATGGCCATGGCATAGTGTTCTTGCTCTAGTTCAACGTCCACAATACCGTCGCCTAGACGCATACG